TGGTTCGCCGGAGTATCTGGAAAATCTACTGTAGACAATTCAATTTTAATGCCTACACAGGCAGATCAACTTGAATTAATTAATAAGGCAGCTGAATCTCAAAAAGCCATTGATGATGCTAAAAAAGATGTCGATGCTCGGTATTACACCGAAGCTCAACGACTAGCTAAGGAGCATCAAGATAATGTAGATAAGATCACATTTGCTTATGGTGGAACTCCGCAGCTAAAAGAAAAACTTGCTCAAGAGGATGCTTTATATGCCGCTCAAATTGCGAAATTAAAAGCTGAAAAAGAACAGGAGTATAACCAATACTTCTCTTTTGAAACTGATCGTATAAAGCAAATTGAACGTGATTACGATATTCAAAAGCAACTTGTTAATGCAAATGTTGAGTATGACACAACAAAAAAAGCAGAAATTACTGCAGCTTTGGAGCGTCAAAAACAACAGGAAATAGCTTGGGAAAAGCTTGCTCAAGAACAACGCTTAAGTGATGCGAGTGCATTTTTAAGAACTGAACTGGAAAATATGCAAATACGCTTTTCATTCGAGCGTTCGCAGATTTTACTTAATTCACAAATCTCTAAGGACGAACAGCAAAAGCGAATTGCGTTACTACAAGCTCAAGAGCAATTAGGAAAGTTAGATAAAGCAACCCAAGCGAGCATGGCGTGGGATAGCACTAACGCAAGCCTAAATGGCTCAAGTGATCTTTATCAACTGGATCAAGAAAGACTTGGGCAAACTTCACAATCTATGGCCCTTGCAGAAGCACAAGCAGCTCTTTCGGAGTCAGCCGCAGAACAAGAGGCAATTTGGCAAGCACATAAAGATCGTATGTTTATGATCGATCAAAATTATGAGCTTAAAAAGTCGGCACTTGGAGCAAGGGTTGCTTCTGAAACTTTGGGGGGGATGGCTGATTTAATGGGTGGTTTAATGGGTGAACAATCGGCAGCCTATAAAACCATGTTTGCCATGTCTAAAGCATTTGCAGTTGCTCAAGCAATTATGAATGCACCACAGACTTACTCAAACGTTTATACATCTGCTTCATTAATACCAATGATCGGGCCATACATTGCACCTGTTTTGGCTGGTGCTGCTGTAGCAGTACAAGTTGCACAAGCAGCTCAGATCAAATCTGTAAACCTTACAGGTATGGCGCACAATGGTATTGATAGTGTGCCCAAAGAGGGGACTTGGTTGCTTGATGGTGGTGAGCGTGTATTGAATCCCAACCAAAACAAGGACCTTACTAACTATTTGAACAATCAAAAAGATAGCGGACCTCAAGTTGTGGTTTACAACAACAGTAAAGCAAATGTTGAAACGAATGTTGGTGATGACGGGAAGGTGTATGTGACTATTGATGATGTATACAACCCAAACAGTAAGTACAGCCAAGCAATGCAGGAAAGTTTCAATATCTCAAGAAACAGGGGGTAAAAATTGGATAAGTTCATGCTCTGCCCGTTGTTAAAGGGGTATGACTTTACACCGGGCAGCAATTTGCGAGAGCAAGAAACAGAAGGGGGACCTCCAAGACAGGTCCCTTTTTTTGTAGGAGCTTGGCACACGGTAAACGTTTCTATCTCTCTAAATAATGAGGAAGAAAAGGAGTACTTCTGGGCTTTTTGGCGTGACAAGCAGTACAAACCTAGTAACTGGCTTTGGAGGCTAGCATTAGACAATGCAAGGCTAGAGGAATGCGAGTGCAGATTTGTTGCAGATTCGCGTCCAAAAGAAGTAGAGCGAGATGGAAAAATCCTTCAACTCAGTTTTCAGCTAAGAATCAAGCCTATTCACCGTGATCATGGAAATGACAGGGACATTATTGAGGCTTGGCAAAATGGAGGCCCGGCAGTTATAGGCACAATTGAAAAAGTACCAAATGAATGGTTCCCGAACGCTACAGGAGTTTAGTGATGATTATTACTGATGAAATGCTAGCAGTTTTAGACCAGTCATCCGGGCCAGTCGGCTTGCTTGAATGTATCGAAGTATCACACCCTAATTGGCCTCGTGTACTTAGATATATTGTGAATAGTAGTGATCCGATGGATCTAACACATGAGGATGGGCAGACTTTTACCTATTCTTTTGCTCCTCTCAATATTACACGGAGTAATGAAGAGGAGAACTTGGATCAAAAAATTACGGCAGCTATCGGTGATGTAGGATCTGAAATCCCAGACTTGGTTGATCTTGTTTTAAAAGACTCGGTTCGAATACCCCCTATATTGAATTATAGAGCATATGTTATCGGCAAATATGACCTGCCGTGTACATATGCTAAAGGGCTTGAAGTTATTGTAATTACAAGGGATTGGAAAGGTACTAGCTTTGAGGCGCAAGCTCCGGGCTTGAATGATTCAGGTAACGGTGAAATTTATTCTGCAAGTACAGATCCAAGTCTTGAAGGATTTTACTCATGAATATTCGTCAGCTTTTTTATTGTGTCTATGATCCAGAAAATTTCCATTGCGTGCATTTCGTCATCTTGGCCGCAAAGGTCATTTTTGAGAAAGATTACACGCCGTGTTTCTTGGGCTTAACCGGACCATTACAGGAATCAATAAAAACATCACGTAATACGGTTCACAGAAACAAGCACATCAAAAAGCCGGAAGACGGCTGCATTGTCTTAATGACTTACCTAGATCAAAGCTCCCACGTGGGGCTTTTTTTTCAGGGTCGAATTTTTCATTTGATCGAACGCGGGCCGCAGAGAATCACTGTAGAGCAGGCGAATAGTATTTTTAGTCGGATTCGATATTATGAGCCAAATTTATCTTTACCAGAACTCTCTCAACAAGAACGAAGTTGATGTAATCGATACAGATAATATTCTGTTTGAATTTCTTAAAGTAAAAAAACAATTTCCTCAAGCAAAAATTTATCTCGGTAATCCTTGCCCGGAAAATGACATAACACCATCAATAAAAGATAAGGCATCAATTGCGCGCTTAACCGAAATTGCAGATGACTGCAGTATTGTTTGTCATCCGGGTGAATTAAGCTCATTTGTGACATGGGTTGCAACAAAGATTCTGGGTTCTGCTGTTTCTGCTTTGGTTAAAGTTCCCAAGCCAAACATGAGCAATAACGGCTCAATGTCTGGATCAAGTAACAATAACTTATCAGATCCAGAGAACCGCCAGCGTTTAAAACAACGTATACCTTTCATTTTGGGGCGTGTTAAAGCTATTCCAGATCTTTTTGCTCCAGTCATCAAATACTTTAAAGATGGGGTCGAAGTTGAAGAATCTTTGATGTGTATTTGTGAAAACCCCGTTCAAGTTTCTAACTTCAAGTCGGGCGACACACCGATACAAGAGATACCCGGTACAAGCCTTTCAGCTTATGGACACAATCAATCTTTAATTGGGAATGAAACTATATTTAAGTGGGGTGATACATTTGACCAGCCGCCAGTTATTGCCCGTCAAAATGCTTCTATTAACGGACAAACTCTTTTGCCGCCAAATAGCACACGTATTGAAGCGAGTGACATTTATTTCCAGTATCCAAATTTAATTAAGGCAAATAATCAAGGTACAGCAGATAAATTTAATGCGTTTGATATTAATGACTCTTTAATTATTAGTGGGGCGAATTTTGGTATTAATGACTTGGCTATTACTGGGCAAGTTGATGTAGACAATACCAATAATACATTTTCGATTGCTTCAAACCAAACCGTTGTAGACTTTCAAGATTACCGCAAAATCAATGTAACTTCCTTGCTTGTAACTGATCCTGTGAATGGGCAACTAGATCTTGCAGGTTTGTATGATATTGACACAATTACCTATGTGTCTGGTGTTTATACGATTCATTTAAAGAATCCAGTTTCAACAAACTCAAACTTTGCAAATCTTACCGAAGTTTTAACGGCCAATTTATCTGCAAACCTTACGGCTAATTCAGCAAACATTTTCTTGGATGGTAATTATGTTGTAACCGGTGTAGATATAACGAACAAACAAATTTCCTTAGCCACTCCGAGTGCTGTGAATGATGACTGGAATAAACTTGCGGATTTAACAGATCAAAAAACAGGTGTTGGAACTATTAAGTTAAGAGGTAGCCAAGAAAATTATATTGGATGGTTTACGATTGAGTCAGCAAAAGCTACTGGGTTGCTACTCAACTTTCAGGCGCTTAATGGTATTTATCAGGGATCCGATGCTAAGTTTGTAGATATTTATGTTGAATATCAGCAAGTATTAAACGGAAACCCAACAGGCAATGTTTATAACCAAACAATACGCCTGAATGGTAAAGCGAATAACCGCGATAGTGTCGGCGGCTCAATGTGGATTACATTGCCATTTACTGGTGCAGTGCGCTTTCGAGCGCGCCGTACAAATGACAATGGTGACGCTGTAGATCTATCAGACGAAACTAAGTTTTATACCGCATACGCATATCATTACTTATCCAAGCTTGTATATGACAACCGAGTTTTAATTCGTCAACGTACACAAGCAACACGTGCAGCAACGGCCATTGATAGCCGAATGACAAACTGTATAGCAGAAAGTCTGGTTTACTCATACCGTGATGGTGTTAAGTCGGATACCCGCATACCTTCAAGATTTATTCCTGATCTAGTAATTGAATTAGCTTTGCATAAGTTGATTGGACGAAGAACATTGAATGAAGTAAATGTCGAAAAACTGTATTCAGTTTTTGATGAGGTTGTCGATTATTTCGGCTCAGAAAAGATGGCTGAGTTTAATTACACAATTGATGATGCTAATCAATCATTTGAAGAGATTCTAAGAATGTTGGCGGGCGTCTCTTGCTGTAATGATCGCCGTCTAAATCGTCAGATTTACTTTGAGCTTGAGCGGGCGGGTCGAGAGCCTTATTTATTATTCAATCATCGAAATAAAAAGGCCCGTACAGAAGTTAGGACAATCCGAACAAAACCAGAAAACAATTATGACGGTGTTGAGATGACATACGTTGATAGTGAAGCTGGATGGATTGAAAAAACCTTGAAAATTCCTAATGACCAAATCACTAACCCGAAAAAAATTGAAGGCTATGGAATTGTTTATAAGCAGCAAGCACATATTGTTGCGTGGCGTGCTTGGAACAAAATTCAATTTCAAGCAATTAATTGTCGTTTTTCTTGTTTTGCAGAAGGTGAGTTGGTTGGTAGTGGTGATCCAGTTGCAGTGGTTGACGATACTCGTCTCGCACCAACATTCTTTGGTGATCCTTCACAAGCGATTTTATCGGGCGAGGTTTTAGCTTGGAATGGCTTAAACATCACAGGTTCGCAGCCTTGCAAGCTATCTACCGAGCATTCATTCGTAATCCATTTGCAGCTTAAAAGCGGATATATAGACATCATCCCTGTGACACAGGGTCAAAATGATTATGAGTTTGTGCTTGCACGGCCACCAGTTGAGGCACTTGTAACAGAAGGTGAAGTTAAGACAGTTTATTCACTTTCAACTGATGATCGGAAAAAGGACGATCTATTTCTCATTACTACTAAACAAAGGTCAGGTGTCTTTGAAAATGAATTAACACTCGTAAACCTTGATGACCGTTACTATCAAAACGATAGCGACATAAAAAACAATCTTGTTTAAATACCAGTCCTTTAAGTCCCCGCATTAGCGGGGATT